ATTTACTAAACCTGTTTGTGCAGGAACCATCAAATCTAACCAAGCATCAAACATACTTTTTTCCCAGAAATCACCAGTACAAATAAATGTGAAATTGGCTGAACCGTATTGATTTTGGTGAGGAACCCTTCTTACAAATGCGTGAATCGTATATTCTTGCATTTGAATATCACGACCAGGAAGTTCTGATATTTCACATTGAAGATTTAATCCTCTACCAATGGCAGCTGGAGACAGACCGGCGTAATTGGCTACACTTGCTGGTGGTATAATCAAAACATCAAACTTGTCGGTTCTAGCAGTTTCATTGTGCTGGTTTAGATTTTGAATGAAATTATTGATGCTAAAATTAGGATTTGTCGGTGGATTAGTCACACCGCTTAAAAATGGATAAGTCAAAGATATACCAGGCAAGCCAGGTATTTTAAGACTAGCTGATCCAGTCAAACCTTGGTTGGTTAAATTAACATTAAGACCGAATAAATTTTTTGATGACATTTAATTTACCAAGGACGCTTTTTGACAAACATTTGAGTAGGTAAGGCGACAGCAAGCTTCCAACTCAATGGATCAATTTCTAAAACACGAGATTGAATATGAGATGGAATATAACGCTTGATACAATCTCTCCAACCTGGAAATTGTGATGTTCTTTTTAAAACCATATAAGACATTAGGATTTGATTTTCTACTGTTAGATCTTTTCTAGCACGAACAGCAAACAATTGATCGAACAAAACCATTCTGGCTTCTGGTGGAAGATAATGTAGGTTCAAACCAAGAATGTAACCGTTATCTTGATAATCTAAAGGCATTACCAACGGAAACCTATCCCAATAAGGAAGTGTTTCCTTAGTTTTTGGATCGTAGTAATAACAACATAGTTTACCAAGTTGTGGCCTATTAACGTATTCACCCAGCTGTTCACGTTTGATTTGTTTTGTATCCAAATTCTTAAGGATACGAACAAACCAACGAATGGATTCGCGAGAGTCGTTTACATTAGGTTTTCTTGATGATGCCATGAAACTATTTAGGGCTTCTTCCCGTAGATTTCCTTCTCGGTGAGAATAACAAAATGCCAACCTTTATCAGTACATAGAGCGCGAGCAGCTTCCCACTTGGCCAGGTTCCTGCCGTACTCAGTCAACTCGTTGATGTATCTCTTGGTAGTACGTTTAGGTTTTATCGGTTCTACGACTTGTTTGGCGGGTTTGACTTCTATTATTTCCACTCTGCCGGTATCGTATTTGCAATAAAAGTCAGGAAAGTACATGTGAATTTTGCCGTCTATAGGACTTCTATATGGAATTCTTAATTCTTCACTTGACCACTCAATAACATCACTCCTTTCATCCATGCGAACCATCATGGTTCTTTCCCATAAAGATCTATAGAAAACTTGATCCGGATTTCCTAGATATTTTTTCGGATTAGTTAATGAAAATTTGCCTTGATATGCCACTCTTCCAGTCCTACGGGTATGAGGCTTCCAACCATTACCAACTAACACATTTTTCAAATCTGACATGTGTTGTTTGGTTTCTTCGGTGTGCTTCCAACCCTTTGTATGTCTTCTTATATTTAAGAAATGTTTGGAATTCTCTAATCTCTTCAAAACAGCTTCAGATCGAGGGTAAGGTTGCTTGTTCTTCGATCCCAACGGTCTGCCCATAAAACACACTAAATAATTGATTCTTCAACTGGTATATATCCCAAATGCCCGCAATTCCTTTTACAACTTCAACATTAGCAAGTACTCCTACTCAGGGTGCTCAAAGCTCTGGAGTTGGACCTACTGCCGTTCTAGACAAAGACCCATATGCTATTAGTCAAGCAAGGTTCCCATTAGAAGGTATTGGTGGTGCAGATTGCCCGCACTATGTGGTTTTTAATATTAATCTTCCAACCACTTCTAAGTACTTCCAAAATTCTACGACAAGTTCAAATGGTAACGGTCAAAGCGCATCATCACAAAACTATGACACGCTTAATTCTCAAGGTGGTACTTACGCACCTGTTGGTAGTGGTTCAAATGTTGCTGCCGGTACATTCTTAACCGGTGTAACCACATTGGTGAATTCTGGTGTCGATCCGGCCATTAAAGCCAGTGTCGGTGCCGTTGCTGGAGCAGGACTATTAACAACTTTGAGTCTTCAACCTAAGTTACAAAGAATCTCTCAATCAATTTCTATTTACATGCCCGAAACTGTGTCTACCACTTATGCCCATGAATGGGAAGGTGCTAGCGCAACAGAAGCCGGTGGTAATATAGGTAAGTATTCTCAGTTGGGTGGTTCTTTCAAAGGTGCTATTAGTTCTCTGAAAGATATTGCAGAAACAGCAGCTAAAAATTTGTTTTCCGATGAACCAAATAAATCATTCAATTATGCTCAAGAAGGTGAATTGGGTGCTGATCTTGTTCAAAGCACTGGCGCTGTAGGCCAAGGATTTACCGATCTTTACGTCAAGTCTCAGGGTAAAGCTGTTAACCCACACATTGAAATGTTGTTTAAGAAAACACAGAACAGACAATATTCTTTTATATTTCATTTCATTCCACGTTCTCAACAAGAGTCTGTGGCGATCTACAACATCATAAAAACATTCAAAGCATTTGCTGCTCCTGAAGTAAGCAATGAAGCCGGTGGTCGTTATTTTATCCCACCAGCACAGTTCGACATTTCTTTTTATTTTATGCAGCAAGAAAATCCATCTATCGCAAAAATTTCTACCTGTGCGTTGACTCAAATTACAGTCAATTACTCAGGTGCTGGTACTTGGACAACATTTAATGATGGTTCTCCTTTGAAGATCGATTTGGATTTGCAATTTACAGAAATGGATATCATCACACGCGAGTTGATCGCTAAGTACGGCTACTAATGAATTATTTCGAACAATTTCCAAACATTTACTATACATTTGATAAAGACCTTCAGCAATTTTATGTGCTGAAGAATATCTTTACTCGTGTCGATACAATTTCAGCTGTATTAAACAATTCTCTTGTTTACTACAAATACCCATGGAAAGACGGTGATACATTAGAAAGTGTTGCTTTCAAATTTTATGGTGATCCTTTGCGCCATTGGATCATCATATTTGCAAACACTATTATAGATCCTTATTTTGATCTGCCTTTGAATTCAAACGACTTTGCCAACAACATTATTGCGTCATACGGTTCCATAGAAGCGGCACAAAGTGAATTAGCTGTAATACAACAAGTAGAAACGGTTACGACCACAATCAATGGTTCATCAAATACGGTTACATATATGACAACAGTCACCGATGAACCATACAGCTACAATTTTGCTACAAATCAAGTTATTTCACGCACTCTTCCGACTATCGATAATCCAATAGTTACTGTATCTGATGTCACTGTTGTTACATCTGATGGTTCTATTGTCAACACGGTTACAACGTTGAATGCTGTGACTGCTTACGATAATGAAGTAGCTATCAATGAAGCTAAAAGAGAAATAACTTTAATTGATGCTTCTTACGCTCCACAAATTGAAGCACAGTTCCAAAGCCTTCTTGGAACATAAACGAGATTTAGATAATGTCATCAAATACTTCATCAGATACAATTGGTTTAATTGCTTCATCTGATTACAAACTCAACACGTTAAACATCGTTACTAGTGACGGTAAAATTGTTGATATTAGAGGATTGATAGTTGAGCTAAATTTGTATGAAGATATTTGGAGTCCTGTCATGACTGGAAGTGTCGTCATGGGTGATGCTCTCGATTTGATATCTTCTTTCAAAATGCACGGCAATGAATTTATTCAAGTAAATGTAGATAAACCTAGCTTAAACAAACCAATCAACAAAACTTTTCGCATATACAAAATTAGCGACAGATCTCTTGGTTCTAATGGTTTGCAAAATTACACCATACACTTTTGCTCTGAAGAATTATTTCTTTCAACACAAAGCATGATCAGTAAGTCATACAAAGGTCTAAGAATAGACCAAATGATCAGCGATCTATTGCTTAACAAACTTAGAGTATCTCCTTCTAAGATAAACATTATCGAACAAACTTCTGGTGTATTCGACATCATAATTCCGCGCATGTCCGCACTTGAAGCAATATCTTGGCTTACACCTAGATCATATGGTCCAGCCAAAAATCTTTATTTCTTTTTTGAAAATAGAGACGGTTTCAACTTTGTTTCTTATGAAACGTTACTACAGCAGCCGACCTATCAGATTTATGGTTTCAATATTAAATTAGGACAAAATCCTGTTTATAACAGTAACACTTTCAATTTAATTCAAGTCACGCAAGATTTTGACATGCTAAAGACTATGAAGTCTGGAGCATTCTCTTCTACTTTAGCCACGTTTGATATCGTCAATAGACAATTTACTGCGGTTAATTTTAATGCTAAGCAACTTTCTAACAACGCTATTCTCAATAATTTTCTACCGTGCAACGATTTTACAAATAGGTTTGGTTATTCAGTGTTTCAAACAGATGGAAACATGTTGAAGTTTGTCATTTCAACGGATTCCGATACAACCAGTAATCCGGCAAACCTTAAGAAATGGTTACCGCAAACCACATCAAGATTGGGCATGTTAAATACATTCAAGATTGTGGGTGTTGTTCCTGGTGACATTCTTCTTAAGACTGGTTCCGTAATCGGAGTAGTAGTCCCAAAGATGGAAATTCAGGACGCAACTACGGCTAATGATCCTATGAGAACAGGTCGTTATCTTGTTTCTAGTGTTCATCATAAATTTATTTTGGACACAGCGGCGACAATCGTAGAACTTCTATCAGACACGGTTTCTGCGCAGTTAGCAGCACCTACAAACGGCTCTCAAACTATTAAACAAGTAATATCAAGCTAATGCAAATTGCAAAATATTTTGCCGGTGAAGATTTCCAGGGATTCTGGGTTGGCGTTGTTGAAAATCGTCAAGACCCACTTGAATTGGGTCGCGTGCAGGTTCGTATATACGGTGTTCATAATCCTTCTTTAACTGAATTACCTTCTCAAAATCTTCCTTGGGCACAAATATTACAAGACACTAATGGTAAGACATTCTCTACACCAAAAGAATCTGAGGTAGCTTTTGGTGTTTGGCTTGATGGATCTAAACAGCTTCCTTTGATGTTGGGTATTATTCCTGGATTTGAAACCAATCCACCTAACGTTGGATCTGGATTTCATGATTTGAGAAGTGAAGCAACCATTGCTTTGGCACCTAAAGTACCTGTAAGCCGAACTTATAATACTGACGGTTCAGGTATTACTATCACAGAAGCCAATACAGCTAATGCTGCTGTTCTTGAATCTTTACGTCACCCAAATGCAGATGAACTGAATCAAATTTCTATCTCTGGTGTCAGTCGTTACCAAAATCTTGCGAACACCGTTATCAACGCTCGTAAGAATAACTTAGATTTGAATGTCGTATCAGCTAACAACTATAGATGGTCAGAACCATATCCGGCTTATAACCCTGAATATCCATATGATATCGCCACAGTCACGGAATCTGGTCATGTAATCGAATATGATGATACACCAGGATCAGAACGTATTCATATTGCACATCGTACTGGGTCATTTGTTGAATTTTATCCATCCGGTTCTGTTGTTGAAAAAGTAACAAGAAGCCGTTACTCAATTGTCATGGCAGATGATCATATTCATGTCATGGGTACGGTTGCTATTAGCGTAGACGGTGACTGCCTTGTTCGAGTCAAAGGTGACACGATCTTAGAATCTGGAGGTAAGTTAACCGCTAATGTTGCCGGTGATATGGATTTTTCTGTTGGTGGTAACTTTAACGTTCAAGCAGAAAACATCAATTTATCCGGTTCAGAAACTGCCACGGTAATAGGAAAACAGACATTCATAACAGGTGAATCCAGTGTAGATATCACAGCTGGAGTTACGACGATTAGTTCTGGTGGCGATCTTAATTTTAATGCCAGTGGTGATTTCAATGCAGAAGGTTCAGATGTTAACATATTAGCGTCAGGTCAGGCTGCTTTGACCGGTGTTACGGTTGGTATTTCAGGTGAAGTGCAAATAGCCACTCTTACCAGTGTTAACCAGGGCGCACCAGCAGCCTCAGGAGCCGGGACAGCAACGGCAGGTACCTCTTCTGGCATCCCAGGTGGTATGTCCGCTCTTACGAAGAATACGGGCGTTGCTCCACCAGAAGAAGTTCCAGTTCCATTTAACATTAATAGTGTTCAGCTTGATCCTATTACTGGCTCTGCTTACGTCCAGCGTTTGTTCTTGGATTCTGGTCCTAACAATACGGTTGCGAACAACAATTTGGTTGCCCCAGATGCTAATACGGCAAATATTAATACTGCTGGTTGCATGTTTGATGCAACCACAAAAACATTCCTTACGGATTCATCTCAGTGGTCTATCAGTCAGAACGGTTTGAACCTTATTCAGTCAGCAGAAGGTTTTGCAAAGGTCATCAGTCCAGACACAGTCACTGCATACCCCGATCCAGCGACCGGCGCACAACCTATCACAATCGGTTATGGCACAACTCAAGCTGCATTGGGTAAACCAATCAGTTTGGGTGACACTATTAGTCGCGCTACCGCATTGGATTATCTTGGAACATGTGTTGAAAATGCGTTCCTTCCAGTGCTTCAAAAGTCTATTACCGTTCCTATTACTCAAAACATGTTGGATGCTTGTTTGAGTCTTATCTACAACATTGGTCCAAACAACTGGCTTAAGAGTTCTGTGCTTAAGAACATTAACGCTCAGCAATGGTGTGCTGCCGGTGCAGCATTCCTATTGTGGAATAAGGCGGCTGGTAAAGTTCTTCCGGGATTGACGACAAGACGTATGAAAGAAAAATCACTTTTCTTATCGTAATAGACTATTTCTCAATTGGTCATCTGGTCGGCCAAAGAAATTGACCTAAATAGTTGATCCTTAAGAGAAGTATCAATGGCAACAGCACCTACACTCAGTACACCGCTTCAAACTCGTCAATATTCTGACTTCAACATCGATTTCATACCGAATCCGATGACAGGAGACCTGACAAAAGTGACTGGTATCAATAGCGTTGTCCAATCAATCGTCAATCTAGTTTCTACTAACCACTATGAACGCCCATTTCATCCAGAAATTGGTGGCAACGTTCGTAAGTTGTTGTTCGAATTGGTTGACGGTGTTACAGCCAATTTATTGTCTTCAGAAATTAAAGACGTATTGGCTAACTTCGAACCGAGAGCACAAGTTTTGGATGTCATCGTTCAAACCAATAACACACAAGACGGCTATAGCGTCACGATTGTTTTCCAGGTAGCTGGTGGTATTTCTACACCTATTACTATTAACACTTTTCTTCAGAGGCTCCGTTAAACCATGGGCGTCACAGCAAATACCAGTAAGCTTCAGCTTACCAGTCTTGATTTTGATTCTATCAAACAAAATCTTATTACTTACTTGCAAAGTCAAAGTGAGTTTCAAGATTACGATTTCACTGGAAGTGCGTTCAACGTACTTCTAGATATTTTGGCGTACAACACTCACTACAACGCTATCTACTTGAAC